TTCGATGCTGTCCTTGCGCCAGAACGGGTTGATGCTGGTCGCACGGTTGTTCAGCAGGTTGATTGCTGCCGTTGCCGAGGTCGAAGCAACAAACACGTTCTGATACTGAAGTTCAGCATCAGTCGGGGACGAGTTTGCACCAATGATCGGGGGGCTGATCGTCATGGTCGTGCCGCTATCAACCGAGATAACGCGGAACGTCTTAAGCTGTCCCGTGCTACGCTTGGTGATGTGGTGAACCGCTTCGATGCCGGTGATTTCAAACGAGTCGCCAGCAGTGATGCCGGTGGTCGAAGAAACAGTAACCTGCTGATAGCGGTTGTCCACGTTGAGAACGCCAGCAACGCTGGTCGTGGTTGCCTGCGGAACGTAACGCACCTGTGCGCCGTTGGTGGCGATGGTGCGGCTTGCTGAGTTGTCAGCGCAACGGTTGGCATAGTCGAGCTTGTAGGTCTCGAAGCCAGCCACGGGGCCAACATACGAACGCTCGTAAGCGTTAGCCGACTTAGTGCCGGTGAACGAACGAGTCGCCACAGCCAAGTTGCCAGCCATGCCGTTGTAATCGCGGCTCGACAGAGCGAGGTAACGATCACCAGCCATGACACCCTGTTCGTTCATGATGCTATCGCACAGAGCAATGTCATCATAATCGCCAGCGGGGGTTGCAACAGAAACAACGAGCGTACCCTGCGCCGAAGCAACGTCCATAACCGACAGGTTAATGTCCGAAGCAAGCTTCTGCTTTGCAGCATCGCCCAGGCGACCTTCCTGCAATGCGTCACGCAGTTCGAGAGCATCCATCTGCCAAGCCGAGCACTGGCTGAAGCCGAGGGTCGAAGGAACCGAAAGCTGCGTCATGTTCTGAATGTCGCTTGCAATCGTGGTGCCAACAGTACGGCTGAACGACTGAGCGATGTAGGGCTGCGGACGCCAGATGGTGTCACGAGCGCGTTCCATCGTCACGCCGTTGGTGTTGTATACGTTGATGTTCTTCGAGAGAATCAGCGCATCGTTGAAGCCTTCGAGGATGTTTTCAAAGGCGACAATTTCTTCTTTTGAAAAGGCGTTAGCCATTGTCTTAACTCCAAATTAGGTTTTCTTGCCGCGCTTGTAGGCCATGACCTTTGACAGATCTCCAGTCTTAAGAGCCTCTTCACGCAAACGATCAAGGGTGGAATCCACACTGCCTGAGATTCTACCGCCTCCAGTGGAGATGGTGCGTTCAGGTGATGCGGCTGCTTTACGGTTTGTTACTTTCAACTGAGTCTCCAGTTTCGCTACCGCAAAGGCGAACTTTACGGGGTCAGTAATAGAAGCAAGCTCTTTGGCTTTGGTTGCGTTTTTGCCAATTGCGTAAACAAGCAGAGCAGGATTGTCAGAACCCTGAAGAACGATTCCCTGTTGCGTGACGTTGAAGGTTTCGAGAGCCGTAGCTTCTGCATCTTCGTAATCGCGCACCCTTAGCGAGGCTTTCGCTTTCGCATAGGAATCAAGCTTGTCCTGCCAGGCTTTGGCTTCAGCATCTTGCTGGGCCTTAGCATTGGCTTGGGCTGCATCGTATTCGCGTTTATGCTCATACCATTCAGCAAGCTTTTGTTCGTACTCTTCTGGATCATAATCGAAGTCTTCAAGCTTTGGCTTTTCGCTTAACGTGGCTGGCTTTGGTTCAGCAACGGTGGCGTTCAGCTTGGCTTCAAGCTCACGAATCTGACGTTCTTTTTCTCTGTTTGATTTGCGCAATTCACGCACCCATTTAGGCGCTCGCGCTTCTTCTTCTTGAGGTGGCGATTCCTCACCAATGGATATGACAACCTCATCCTCTACAATATCGTCATCTGAAGTTTCGTCGATGGCATTGTTCTCATCGTCGAGTTGCTCTTGTGGAGCGGCTTCAATCTCAATTGCTTCGATGTTGTCTGCGTTATCCAATTCTGCCGTTTTCATATTATACCCCAATCAACTCACCCTAATTAAGCGAAGGGTGGAACCGCTTGCGTTTAATATCACACGTTTTCGTTCAAAACGCAATGATATCAAAATCCAATAGCTAACAGTAGCAGCCTATCATCTTCCTGCGCATCAAGCAGTAGGATCTCGATTGCTTCTTGCTCTTCGTCTAGGAACCTTTGCACCTCATCTGCTGCCGCTTGCAGATCAGCGTTAAAGGTCAAATCATTCTGATCGTTGGCAGCTTTGACGCTTAACTGGATTTGCAGTTCATTAAGCTGCTTGCGCAGTGCGTCAGCGGTTCCCTTTTCGTTCAGATATGAATTCAGGCTCTTGGCTGTTTTCTTCGCGGCAGCTAATTTGCTGTCATTCAGAACATTGATGTTCTCTGCAACGCGATCCGCTGATAGCGCCGCCTCAAGTTGTGCGCGCTCGTTGGCAAAGCCTTTTGCCTTGCGCTTGCTCTTGGGCTTTGCTGGTTTGCTGCTTGACGAAGCATCACCGCCGCCACCACCGACCAATTGCACAGGCGGATCAGCGACAGTGACGGGATAGAAGATGTTTGTGTTAACGAATAGGCTTGGCGATAGCTCTTGTGATCCACCAGCCAATGCAACCACTGGACTGTAAAAGGTCTGCGTGTTGGTAAGAAGCGATGGCAACAGCGGATTGATTGCCGATGCAGTCGGGCCATAGAATGTCTGGCTATTCGTAAGCAGACTGGCTTCAAGCCCCCTGGTCGAGGTTACTGCCGGTGAATAGAATGTTTGCGTGTTGGTATAGAGCGCAGGGGCAACCGTATTTGATCGCGTGGCTGTCGGGCTGTAGAAGGTCTGCGTGTTTGTATAAAGGCTTGGCGTAACCGCATTGCTTGAAGTGCGGGTCGGGCTGTAAAACGTCTGGGTATTGGTAAATAGGCCAGCAGATAGATTGCGGGTTGTCGTTACCGTAGCGCCATAGAAGGTCTGCGTATTGGTGAACAGGCTCGGTGCAACAAGTGTGACTTGCGCAACCGCTGGGCTGTAGAAGGTCTGGCTGTTTGTAACCAGTGCAGGGGCAAGATTGACAGCGCCACGGGTTACCGTTGCAGCGTAGAAGGTTTGCGTATTAGTGAAAAGCGCAGGGGTAAGGGTTTGCGCGAACGGCCCTGTGGGGTTAGCCACAAAGTCATCGTCAAACCAACCTACTGGCTTTAGGTCAGGATCGAACCAGGCGACCGGAACCAGTTGGGGATCAAATACCCCTGCCGTCATTAGCTTACAGCAGCATAAATACTAGCAGTCGTGCCGGTGATTGCGGCTGCCGTGGTCGGCAAGCTGGTTGTCAGGCCGGTTGTGCTAGTGCCATAGATGATTGGGGCAGAGTTAGCCAACTGACCGCCAGTCCTTGCCGTTCCGCCCTTGAGCGTTGCAACCGTGGTCGCGGTCATAAAGTAACCGATATAATACGCACCACTGACTGGAACGCGATAGGGCGTGGTCATGGCAAGCGTCTTGACAGTGTTGGCAGGCCAAGCACTAGTGGTCTGGTTTGCGGACTGCGCAAGCAAGTTACGGTTAATGTCGTAAAGCGCGAAGAAATAGTTCGTCGGCGTACCTGCCGCAGTCGTTGCGCTTGACAGCGTGATATTCGAAACCAACTGACCAGCCGTCAGATAGATAAGCTGCATACCCAACGTGCCGGACGCTGGCGCAGAGGTGTTGACTTCTGGACAAATCTCGCGAGGAATGCTTTCAGCAAGCGTGTTTGTGATTCCAAGGTTGGCACTGGCTGGTGGCTGATAGGTATATTCAGCAAGTGTTCCCGTGCGGTGAACCCAAGAACCGTTCTCGTTAAGATTGAGATGCTCATCAGGCAAAAGCGTGCAGTTCACCAAGTCAACGTTATTCGTGCCATCAAAATGCTGGACAGTTACGGTTGTCGCTACGGTGCTGCTGACATTGTGAATATACAGCGCCTTAACGTTACGCTGCGTGGAAGCACCCGGCGATGCCACCACGGTCGTTGTCGTTGCCGTGACAATCGGCGGCGTGTTGGTGCGTCCTGGCGTGACAGTCGTGCCAGAAATATCCACATAGGAAGCATGAACATCGACGTCAGCCGCACTGCCAGTGATAATGCGGATAATGTCAGAAGTTGAAGTTAGCAGCAGCATGGCAAGCCTTAAAGTTGGAAGATACCAGAAACGCTCCAAGTGACAGTGATATCCCCGCCATTCGGTGTGACAGGAAGACCGGTAACGCCGCTGTCAATGTAAGCCACAAGGCGTGAGGTACCAGCCGTGCCGGTGTCGATATAAATAACCAGAGCCTCAACCGAGTTACCAGTCACGCCGCTATAGGTCACGTTATCGCCATCAAACAGGCCATTGGCTACCGTGGTTGCAGCGATGGTCTGTGCCGTTCCAACAACGCCGGTAAGCGAAGTCAGGAATTCGTGAGCAGCCGAATAGGTGTAAACCCCAGTATCAACCAGCGCGACCTTGACAGTCAGATCATTAATGTCCGTGTTTGCAGAACCATCAAGAAGGGCTTGCTTGTAAAGCGGGTAAATTGCGTTTGCCATGAGTTATCCTTTATTCAATTCCAACGATCTTGCCTTTTTCGCGTATCAGCTTTTTAGGCCGATTGACCGCTTTGATGGCAGCTTGTGCGGCTTCACGCTGGTTTTTCGTCATGATCTCAACCGCATCTTTGAACCCTGCGACGCCGCTATCAATTCCAGAAACAGCGTTAGTAATGTTCTGGCTGGCTTCCGAAAGGCTTTGCGCTGCCGTGATCTGGGCTTTTACAGTGTCCACCTTTGACTCGATTTCCTCAAGCTGGCGCATCTTGATCGCTAGATCGAACCGCTTGCTTTCAATGTCCAGGCGCTCACGCTCCTGCTTGATCGGGTCAACTTCCTCAACCTTAACCTCGGTGCGGGTGTTCTTGGTCGGGTTGTCAATTTCAGACAAGATCGAAAGCGTGTCGGCCTTGGCTTTCTCAGCGTTCGCCATTGTAAGCTCAGTGTCAGCCAATGCTTTACGCGCCAGTGCTTCAGACTTCTGCGCCTCAGCCATCAGATAGACCGTCTGCGGGTCTTGCTGCTGCTGTTGAGCCATCATGGCTTCCATCATCTGCTGCTGCTCTTCCTCAGTCGGCGGAACAACGCCCATCTGAACGAGCTTCTTGCGGAAGAAGTCCTTAATGTCAGAGATGCCTTCACCGTCCATGTTCATGATCGCCATGGCCTGAAGGATCATCTGCGTTTCAGGATCTGATGTAACCTGCATCATGCCGGTCAGCGAACGGACGGTGGATTCGCGGCGGCTGGTGAACGATGGGCCAACATCGACAGCAACATCAAAGTTGGCTTGGCTTAGATCATTCTCATAAACCAATTCACCAGTTTCAGCGTCAATGGTCGGCTTCATCATCTCGATGGATTCAACCTGTTCCATCGCGCCGATTGATTTCATCTTACGTCCTTCTTCGACGTAAATGTCCTTAGCCATCGACAGCCATATCTCACCACAGCGACGCATAGCTTTCGCCATGTTGGTCATGTAGATGAATGACTGCATGTCCAAGCGGGTCTGAATCATCTCAACGGCTTTACCGCTGATGTTGCTGACCATCTTGTCCGCTTGCTGGTTGTTGCCGAGGATCTCAGCCATATCCTGCTCGGTCAACTGCAAGAGCGCAGCCATCGCCGGAGGAATGTCGGAAGACTTGGTATAAGCAACAGGGCCAGCGGCTTGCGTCTCGCCATTCGGGCCGGTGATCGGATTGACCAGCAGATACGGATAATTACGGATATTATCCTCTGCCCACATCACCTGGTGACCAGCAACCTGCTCAGGAAGGAGGATCGGCTTTTCAACGGATGAAAGCGCACTGATCTCACCCAGCTTTGAAAGCTGCATGTTAT